AAGTATTTGTGTTTAGGAAGTACACCGGTTTTTTCAAATCGATTAAATTCTTTAAGAACTGTTTCCATTTGAAATGCACTAGTCGACTTCCAGTCTCTGATGATAATATCTTTATCAGTCATGTTAGGATTATTAACATTAAGATATTCCACCAGGTCGGCTCTGCCAGATATTGTCCAATCACCCATAGAACCTTTGACTTTAAAAAATGTCTCTACTTCTCTTTTAAATCTTCCTGTCTCTAACAAGAAGGGTAAAAAGAAATTTTCAAAGGCTCGGCCTATGGTAATGGGAATAACCTCTTGAGTGGTTTTCACTACTTCAACATCTCGAAGTAAGTTTTTCTTTTTATAAACCAGAGGTTCATGATCCAGCAGATCCGATAAATTAATATCTGAAGTTATAGTTTGTTTTGCTTTACGATCCAGATATTCTTTGTTTTCCTTCTCATCAACTTTCATCATCATGAAGTTAACAAGGTCGGACATCTCTTGACTCGGTACTAATTTAGTTTTCACTATTAGAACCTCCAAAGACAATCGATCTCTCTACTTTGCTGAGAATGTCTCTGTCATCAAGAATAGCTTTAAGAAGAACATGAATTCTTCTTAATAGAGTATTGGTATATTTTTGTGAGATTACTAACTCAGTTAGTTTTTCATCTATACCTGATGTTTCTTCTTTTGACATCAAATCTCCTTTTATGTGTTGTTAAGGAGAGATTAAGAATTATGTTTTATGATGCAAGAATAATTTCCTTAAAAAAACATTTTTTCACGAAAAGAAACAGTCGGTTACACCAAGTAACAGATTTATGATTTTTTTTGGGTATAGATTTGATCGTGTAAATTATTAACTCGACTAGACTCAAAGTAATTTGGTGCAAATATAGCTTCAATTACAAACCACTTTTGAACATATTTTTTATCAATTTTTTTCATTGTTTTAGTAACTTCATCTAAACAATTAATTTGATTTTTTTCGATGTCAAACTTAGCATTACAAAAAACATAAACACTATTTTTTGAGGGAAGCTTATATTTTACAAGAGAGTAAATGTACTGATTACTTAATTTCTCTGGATTTTTTATAAAATCATTTAGTGGATCAAATAAACATTGGTAGTCATAAATTGGGTCATGTTTCACTAAAATAGCATGATATCCTCGCCAAATATTAGACCTTAATACTTCTAAAGGGTCAGACAATCTAGGTTTATGAATAATCCCTAACTCATCAGATACTCCAATAACCTTCACTTTAGTTGTAGAGTCAAACTTTCTTCCTTTTAAACTGTTTCTTGCTGAATGATATATGTCCACATTAAAATATCTTAATAATTTATTTAAAGACTCTACCGATATGTCGCTTTGAGTATGAATAAATTTTGATACTACCGAAGGTGATAAACCAACCTTTTTACAGATTTGGTTCCATGAATTTCTAGAGTCATGCTGTTTTGAAACCAAAACTTCAATTAATTTTTTCTTGCCTTTCATTTTAACCTCCTCAGATCAAAAATTTTTTACTCCCATAAGTTACACTATTTCCTATAAGAAGTATCTATTTCTTTTAAGAAAATTATCCACATTGAAAGTTCATATTTTTTGAGAATAGTTAAGACATGGTGGTATTAGATTTGACCCTTCCTTTTAATTCCTCCCTGTACCACCATGGTTTTTGGGGAGTTGAATTGTGTTAGATGTATCAGGTTCCGATGGAAAGATACCTCTTACTAAGTCTCAACTCAAACTATATCAACTACTCCGTAAAAGCTTAGAGCAAGGATACTCCCCAACTTACGAGGAATTGGCTCAACTCTATGGATGTGTCAAAAGTAACATCTGTATATTATTGCAAAAAATCAGAGCCAAGGGATGGGTCAGTTATGTTAGTGCTTCAAAAGGGGGGATCAAACTTTTATGAGCAACATGGAATTACCTTGGTACAAGGAATATGCTACCAATGAAATAGCCCAGCTAATCGACTTGAACGAGGTCGAGATGGGTGTCTACTACAAGCTAAAGCTAGTCTACTGGAGTTCCAGGGATGTCGGCATCTCTATCGATATGCTAGACAGACTAGCGAATGAAGACAACAACCTAGTCTATAAGTATATCATAGAGAGGTTCTTTACCCAGGTTGATGGTGCATACCACCATAAAGGTCTCCTGGAGCAGATTGAGAAGTATAAAGAGAACTCATTAAAGCAAAAGATCAAGCTTACCGAGAAGTCACCTTTAGGTGACCTCGAGGTGACCTCTAGCCATCTTCTCTCTTCTTCTTCTTCTTCCTCTTCTTCTTCATCTAATATTATAAATATTAAAAAAGTGAAGTCAGAGAACTTCGATAAGTTCTGGACTCAGGTTAAACGCAAGGTGAGTAAGGGCCAATGCCAAAAGGCCTATAACAAACTCCCTGAAGAGTGGAGTACACAACCAGATAAACTTGCAGAGTTATATAATGCTCACTATGACCTGGCTACTGATAAGCAGTACACCAAACACCCGGCAACCTGGTTAAATGCTGAGTCTTACCTGGATGTCATCAACAAAGCAGTAAACGATGACCTTACTGAAGACCAACAAGATGAAAGAGATAAGAGCGACTGGGAATTTGCCAAAAGAATGGGTAGATGGTTACCAGCTTTTAGTGCAGAGAAAGTAAGAAGATGTGAGGAAAAGTATGGGAAAATCAATTCCTAAACCTTACAGTATGAGTAGGTTCTATTGGACTTTACCGGAAGCTAGAGTGGAGTCTATCCTCAAAAAATTTCCTGATGGTTATACAAGACCAGACTTAGCAAACATAGATCGTAATTTCTATATGTTTTCTGATCTCATTAATTATCAACTTTCTTTTGTAAAGCTTGGTATGCGATTTGGTATTGATAGCTCTACAGCCCAGGAAATCATCTATCAAATGTATGACATGAGTTCTTCCGATAATGAGAAGACCAGGGATCAAATTTGGTATGAACGAACCAAACTTAGCTACATGAAATCTGTGACGGAGAATTACAAATGAACAGATATGAAATCAAAGAACCAATATGGAAAACAAGAAGTGTTGGTATAGCAGAACATCGACTCAAAAAAGATTTATTGGTTGATATTGTCTATCGCAATAAAGATGGCCAAAGAGTTTATCCTGATACATACATTGTGAGAGAAGGATCAACTCTTAATTATCCATCACAAAACATCAAAGGTAACAAAGTTTATTGGATACCGATTAGTGAGTTAGAAGTTTATGACCAAATCAAAAGCTAAGATTTCAGACTTTGGTGGCCAGGATATAATTAAGGGTGAGAATGGTAAACTTTATCGATTACCTGATTACCAGGAAATTGAATATGTTGAACAAGCTAAAGACCCAAAAAGATTAGAATTAAAATACAAAGATCTTTTACATTGGTATTTCAAACAAGGAGCTTTATATCCTAAAGACAAAGAACTGAATGAAACTTTGTATGCTGTTGGATATCGATACCAGGATTTATATCATCGTGCTGGTTATGTTCAAAAAACAACAGCCGTTTTAATGAAAGATCATATCCAGGCAGATATTGAAGAAACATTAAATACTACCGGTGATTGTCAAACTGCTATCCTGAAAGCGAATAGAGAACTCAAGAGCTACGCTCCAATCATTATCCAGGTATTAATAGATAATCAACCAGCTAGAAAACACATTACCAAGTTCAGAGAAGGACTCCAGGTATTGGCCGATCATTGGGGTTATGCTTAAAGAAACGCTTCAATACTTAGTTAAAGTAAACAAAAGTAAAACAGAGCAATTATCTATACCAACTTTCTTGGTGAAACAACTGCAAGAACAATTATATCAAATTGAGTATCAGCAGTGGTTAAGAGATATCAAAAAGATAAAAAAAGTCTGAAAAATAATCACTGTTCACATGACGTTCATAAATATTTGAGTGTCTATATGGTATTATCATTACATAGTCGAGAATTGTGACTAGAGGATGGGTATAAGGATTAAAAATGTATATACCTGAAACTCAACTTTATGTCGAAATCATCAGCCAGGCAATGCGTGATGCTCTGGGATTATCCGGTGATCCTCAATATAACCAATTTGTAAAATCTCAAGCCCGGGCATGGTTCGATGTTAGTGATCCAGATTTCATTTATATATGTCATCTCATGGGCATGGAGCCTAAAAGCGTAATCAAGACCTTACAGAAGTTTAGCAAAGAAAAAAAAAACTTCGTGAGGAATTTCAAAATAGACCGGAAGAATTAAATAGGATGATGTGTTATGAAATCAGACAAATCTCAGAATACAAGTCGTTTCATAATATTTGAAGAGAAAGATGGCACATTCAGTGTTGTCATCCGGGTTAATCCTTTTCTCACTAAAAAACAAGCGAAAGAATTTATAGATATTATTGCATACGAAAATGGCTACGAAACAGAAGAACTCATCGATACAGGAGAAAAAAGAACTCTCCACTAAAAAGGGTAGACCAAGCAAGTATTCGACTACATTAATTAAAGAAGTTTTAGATGACATCCGAGATGGTCAATCGGTACTCAAGGCTCTTCAGGCCCGGAGACTAGCTTATTCCACTTTCTCCACATACTTAGAGAAAGACAAAGACATCAAACAGCAGTATCTCAATGCTAGAGAGTGTGGTGCAGAACATGGAGTCCAGAAGCTAGATGACAAGTTCGATGATTACTTTGACCGACTAGCCAAAGGTGAGAAGGTGTCCTTACAAGAAGTGAAGCTTTTAGAGATATACACTAAGCATATTCATCACATGGCCGGGAAGGTGTCTCCATTATATGGAACAGACAAAGACAGACAGAGAATGGCTATACAGACTACATCAGGAGAGAAGATAGTATTTGAATGGGGAAGTTAAATGTATGAGAATATAAAACAAATAATAATTAAATTGTGGGAAATAGTAGAGAATATAGTAGAATTTATCATTAGAGTCTTAGGTTCAATCTGGAGATTAGTATTGAAAATCCTAGGTTATTTGAGAGTGGTAACATCGAAGCTCTATTCTGGCATCAAATCTATATATAGTAGGTATTTTTAGTTCCTATAATGTAGATTATGCAACAAATAAAAAGCCTTATTTTTAGCCATTTTTATAGGTAATAATTTATTACAACCAAAGCAATACTATATGTTGATTACCCCCACCTGGCCCTGTGACCAGACCTGGTAACCCATATATACACAAGCACCATTTTTCAATGAGATTTTCACCCTATCAGGTTTTTAATTGGAGTAGGGAGGAACAAATGAAGTATCGAAAGTGCATTGTTTGTCAGAAATGGGGGTCTTTTGGTGTTCCTGTTCAATATGGGAACTATGAATTTTACTGTGGAGAACATTATTTTGAAAAAAACAAAAAAAACATCCAAAAAGAAAGCATCCAAGAAAGTCAGCCTAGACTTTTTTAAACTAGCTCTTTCCGATCTACCAGAGAGAACAGTTTTGGATGACTCTTATGGCAGAGGTGTTGTTAAAGGTAACACTGTGGGCCGAATGGAAGACTATTTAAACCAAGATAAAGAATAAAAAAACGATCTCCTCCGGAGATATAGGGTCAACAATGAATAAAAATGAAAAAAATACAGATACCCTATACACCCAGAAAATTACAAAAAGAAATCCATAGTAATTTAAAAAGATTTAATGTTTTAGTCTGTCATCGAAGATTTGGAAAAACA